CAGGAGAACACCCAAAGGAGAACTGGAAAACACCATGATGAAAGGCACAGTACGACCCATAGACGAAGCACAATACACTATGGTAGGAAACGAACACTCACTGATCACGATAAGAGACGTTTACGAATACGACATCGACACACAGAGGGGAGACTGCGGCATGGTATTAACTGTCGTAGACTCCAGGACACCCGAGAAAGTAATTGGCATGCACGTCGCTGGAACACCAACGGGCCGTAACTGGTCTGTAGCGATTTGGAAAGAGATGATAGAAGCTGCATTGGAGAATTTTGATGCAGTAGCACAGATGGAAGGGTCATTTTGTCATTTGAAGCCGATACCTGTTCCGATCGATGGGGAATTTCTCCCAATTGGAGAACTACCTGACGGTCCGAATGAGGTATCGAAATCGAATATAATACCTTCCAGTCTACACGGACGACTGAGCACACCAACCACCAAACCTGCACGACTGCACCCCTTCACGAAGGATGGGGTGCTGTTAGACCCGCTGCGCATTGGAGTAGAGAAAGGAGGCAAAGCTCTTCCCCAAATAGATCCGAAATTGCTAAGAATAGCAATAGATGATGTATTTGAGGAACTGGCTTTTAACCATCGCGACACGAAGATTGATATGCGCTTGTTGACTTACGAGGAATCCGTCGCTGGAATAGAAGGAGACGATATGATACGCGGCATTTCTCGAGTCACATCCCCAGGATACCCCTACACAAAGACACTTAACAGGGGAAAAGGTAAGACGAAATGGATGGGACGAGACGAGTATGAGTTTAGCACAGAAGACGCACTGAAGTTGAGAGAAGACGTAGAAGAGCTTGAGAGACAGGCACGAGAAGGAGACAGAATGGATGTTCTTTGGATTGACACACTCAAAGATGAACGACGACCTATCGACAAAGTTGACGCAGGGAAAACGCGAGTTTTCTCGAACGGACCAATGCATTTCAATCTATTATTCCGCAAGTACTTTCAATCTGCTTTCACACACATTCAGCACAACCTTATCTATAATGGATCGGGAGTTGGTATGAATGTGTGGTCGGCAGAATGGGAGACCTTGTATCGGTTCTTGACTAAATTTGGACGCGATAACGTGTTTGATGGAGACATCCAAGGGTTGGATGTTTCTCTTAAAGACGATATCTTATGGGGGGTTATGGAGATTCTCGATAGATTGTATGATGATGGGAACACCCTGATAAGGGAAGCACTATGGACAAAGGTTACTTACGCTACACGGTATTTTCGGAAAAAGGTTTATCAATGTTTACACAACGTACCATCTGGACTTCCAGGCACTTCAATAATTGACACTATAGGATTAAAACTGGTTTTTCGGATGGCTTGGCTCACTTTAGCACCTGTTGAGTATCGAACAATGGCTGCTTTCCGCGAACACGTTAACATCATCATCTATGGTGACGATAATGTGGTTGCGGTTTCAGACATTGCAAAGCACTTTTATAATATGGAGACGGTTAGCACAGCTTTTAGGCTATTCGGACTTATTTACACCGATGCCGCAAAAACGGGCGTGATGAGAAAGACGATGAACATTTCAGAGATTCAGTTTCTGAAACGTCGTTTTCTTTATTCATCATATCTCTGCAGACATACATGTCCTGCGGACATCGAATCACGGTTAGAAATTCTTAATTGGACACGGAACAACAATGTAATTGACACACGGGTTATTGAGTCAGACTGCATCCAAAATGTCTTGCAGGAAATTGCAGCATTTTGTGATGAGGACTTATTCAATGATT